ACTAGAGATTATAGTGATTTAATGAAAGCTATAAATATTAAAAAGGGAGTATAATAAATGCCCAGTGCAAAAGAAATAGATTTAAATCCAGATACTTATGTTGGATTAACTTATCCTATTAGACGTGGAACTAATTTAGATTTTGAAATGACTAAAACTTCTTTTGAACAAGCAGAATATAACTTGAAAAATTTACTTTTGACTCAAGTAGGAGAAAGACCATTTCAACCAGAATTTGGTTCAAATTTAAGAAGTATGTGTTTTGAGCAATTTGATGATACTTTACCTGAAATAATTGAAGAAGATATTAAAAAAGCAGTTGATCAATGGTTACCATATATTATTATAAATGAAATACAAGTTTTACAAGATGATAATAATTTAAATAAAATTTATATACAATTAAAATACTCAACTACCCTTGAATCATTTAAAGAAAATACAGTAATGGTGGCATTTGATTCAATAACTTAAATAGGAAATATGAATGGCTCGTACAAGTGTAAAAAAGAATATGGTAAAATCAATTAATTATCTTAATAAAGATTTTAGTGATTTTAGAGATAACTTGATTGAATTTGCTAAAGTATACTTTCCAAATACATATAACGATTTTAATGAAGCATCACCTGGTATGATGTTTATAGAAATGGCAGCGTACGTTGGTGATGTTCTTTCTTATTATATCGATTCTCAATTTAGAGAATCATTATTAGCTTATGCTGAAGAAAAAAGAAGTGTATATAATATAGCACAATCATTTGGATATAAACCAAAAGTTACATCTCCTGCAAGTTCTGTATTAGATGCGTTTCAAACTGTACCATCACTTGATGGAGCACCAGATTATCGCTATGCATTAACTATTAAGGCAGGAACTAGTATAACTGCGGCAAGTACAGGTGTAACATTTAGATTACTAGAAGATGTAAATTTTAAATTTACAAGTGCAAGTGATAAACGTACACATTCAATATTTGAAACAGATAATGGAGAAGTAACTAAATGGTTATTAAAGAAACGAGTATTGGCACAAAGTGGAGCAATAACTTCAGAAAATTTTAGTTTTAGTAATGCTGAAAAATATTCACAATTAAAATTAATAAGACCAGATGTTATAGAAATAATTTCAGTAACAGATAGTGATAGTAATAGTTGGTATGAAGTTGATTCTCTTGCTAGAGATACAATTTTTCAAGATATGGAAAATAATTCTACTAACTCTCCTGATAGTGTTGCCGATAGAGCAATTGCCCCATATATTTTAAAATTGAAAAGAGTTTCTAGAAGATATACGACGTATATAAATGAAAAAGATCAAACAATTTTACGTTTTGGTGCAGGAATTTCAGATAATCCTGATGAAGAAATAATACCAAATCCAGATATGGTTGGTTCTAATTTGCCAGGCGGTCCTACTTACTTAACAACTGCATTTGATCCAAGTAATTTTTTAAAAACAAAAGCTTTTGGAGTAGCACCATCTAATACAACACTTATAGTAAAGTATTCACATGGTGGTGGTATAGCAGATAATGTAAATGCAAATACTATTACTCAAATATCAAGTATAAGTTATGAAATCCAGGATAGTTTATTGTCAAGTGCGTTAGTACAAGCAGGAAAAGATTCTGTAGCATTTACTAATCCAAAACCTGCTACTGGTGGCTCTTCTGGACAAAGTATTAGAGAAGTTCGTGAAAGTGCATTATCATATTTTCAATCTCAACAACGAAACGTTACTAAGGAAGATTATATTGTTAGATCATATTCTTTACCAGCAAAATATGGTACTGTTGCAAAAGTTAATTTAGTACAAGATGATCAGTTGAATGAAGTTTACTCTGCTACAAGTTTAGAGGAGCAAAATAGAAAAGTAACTCAAGATGATGTTGGTAGTACTATTAAATCGTTATCTACAAGAATACCAAATCCATTGGCAATGAATATGTATACTCTTGGATTTAATTCTAGTAAAAAATTAACAGCATTAAGTAGAACAGTAAAAGACAATTTAAAAACTTATTTATCACAATATAGATTGGTTACTGATGCAGTAAATATAAAAGATGCTTATATAATTAATATTGCTGTAAATTTTTCAATATTAACAAAAGTTGGAGTAAATAAAGAAGATATTTTATTGAGATGTGTAGATGTTGTAAAAGATTTTTTTAATATTGATAGATGGCAAATAGGTCAACCTATAATATTATCAGATATAGCATATGAGTTATCTTTAGTTGATGGGGTTGCTTCTATTGTACCACCTAGTGAAAATAATGATGAAAGGTGGCCAATTGCAATTACAAATAAATATATTTTAGCTGATGGATATTCAGGTAACTTTTATGACATTAATAGTGGAATGATAAATGGAGTATTATATCCTGCATTAGATCCAAGTATATTTGAAATTAAATATCCTAATTCTGATATAAAAGGAAAAGTTATTGGTGATAATTTAGGTATAGCGGGAGATTAAATAAATGCATTATTTTATATTCGCAGACAAAGATACAACATTATATGAAGGTAGTGGTAGTTTAAATACTGGTCTTGATGAAGTATTAGAGATTAGAAAAGATATAAGTGGTACTGGAGCAACGGTGGATGTTTCTAGAATTTTGATTAAATTTAATTTAACAACAATTTCAGAATCAATTGTAAAAGGGATAATACCAGTACCGGAAAGTACAATAACTGGTTCAAGATATTATCTTAATATGTATGATGCACGTCCAACTAATATGGCATCTTCACAAAGTTTATATGCCAACCCTATAAGTGGTTCTTGGACAATGGGTGAAGGACATACTTATGATAATCCACAAATAACTGAAGGTGCAAGTTGGAGATATAGATATGGTAAGAATGATGGAACTCTTTGGTCAGCTGTAAGTGGTTCTGGTGGAGCATGGTATTCGGGGAGTGGGTATGAGGCATCACAGGCATTTAATCATAAGACTACTGATATGAGGATGGAAGTTACTGATATAGTGCAAAAATGGATGGGTGGTACTCTTGTAAATGAAGGACTTATGGTTAAAAGAAGTGGAAGTGTGGGAAATACTGATAGTGGTTCTGATGAAGGTAGTACAGTACGATTAGGTAACTTTTCATTTTTCTCATCTGATACTCATACTAAATATCCACCTACTTTAGAAGTTATGTGGGATGATGCTAAATGGTTAACTGGATCATTGTCTGCACTTTCTTCTACTAATTTAGAAGATATGGTAGTTTATATGAAAGGATTACGTCCACGGTATAAAGAAAAATCTAAAGCAAAATTTAGAGTTGTAGGTAGAGAAAGATTTCCAACTAAAACATATGCATCAACACCTTCTAATTTAACTGTAAAATACTTTCCTAGTGCGTCTTCATATTATTCAATTGTAGATGCTGAGAGTGAAGATGTTATAGTCCCTTTTGGTAGTGGTTCTAAGCTAAGTTGTGATTCAGCAGGTAATTATTTTAATTTGTGGATGGATGGGTTTCAACCAGAGAGATTTTATTCAATACAATATAGAATAGTTAGTGGTAGTGGTACAGTTGATGAAACAAATCAATATTTTGATGAAGGGTTTACATTTAAGGTAGAAATGTAATGCCTTATACACAAGAAGAATTACAAGATATTGGATTTTATCAAGAATTTGTAGATAGATTACGTAATAAATATATTGATGAGATGCGTACAAGTTCAGAAACATTATTTAGGGAGAAAGTTGGAGATGATAATATTTTACAATCTTTCGAAGATATTTTTACTGGTTTAGGAATTGAAAGTGTTGATGTAATCAATACAATATATTCTTTTTTATATATAGAAGATTATTCAGATTATAGCCTCGAAGAAATGACAGAAGCAAAAGATGATCCTGATATAAATCTTTCACCAATAGTTACTGATAAGAGATTAAATCAATATACAAAGCATAATAAACGACTCAAGAAGCACAAAAAAGGAAAAATTTTAAATAAGGTTATTGATAGAGTTATTGAAGAGTTATATATAATTAAAGAGTCCACTTTACCTCAAGAACCACTTGAGTACGTACTGGACACAACTCATGATGAACGAATAGATGAAGCTTGGAATGATGGAACGTATGGTCATTTACGAAATTGGGATATTGTAACATATAAAAGTACAGAAACAGAAGGTGATCACCCTTTAATGTTATGGTTAATACATAAAAATAAAAAAAGACAATTTTTAAATAAAACTTCATATCTTAAAAATACTCAATATACTAAAAAGAAAGATGGTACGTGGAAAGGAATTAAAATTAAACCAATAAACATTTTAAATAAAATAGATAATGGAGAGG